TCAAAGACAGTATCACTACCGTTGACGGCGGTTCCTCTTACAGTTTCACCAATTGTAAAGGCACCAGATACATCTCTAACCTGAAGCAGTTTAGGAACAACATCAATACCACCTTGATTATCAAAGAATGGGAAATATGTGGTTGTGGGTTTCAGACCAATAGATCTAAAGTCAATATTTCTAGAACGGCAGAATGGATCAAAGTTTTCAGCAGCGATAAATGTATTCTCTGATCTGATGTCATCTCTTTGAACTGTTCTACCAATTTCTCTGGTTGTAGTGCTAGCTCTACCGCCTAATGATCCACCTTGAGATACGGAGAGATTAGCAGTTACCTGGTTATTGAAAACCGTAATACCAATAGTATCTCTAATAGTATTTTGAGTTCTCTGTGTATTGATCCAGTTATCAACAGAAGGAGTTAACTCAATAGTACCTGTATAAGATACAACATGGAAGGGGTTAACATTGTTTACCTTTGTAGCAAACTCCTGTTCAAGGTATACTTCTTCCTCATACTTCAGCGTGACCAGACTACCAGTCTTTTGAGTATTCTCAGAGTCTAAGAGTTCAAAGTCGGTGTTGAAATCAATTTGCTCAGCGGGCAAATTAACAGAACCAGCAAGTTGTAAATTAATAGTATCAAGAGTTCTCAGAGGTCTGAGTTCATTCAAGTCAGTATCAATATCAACAGGAGCAGATGGGTGGATGAAAGACTCATCTTTAAAACTATCTACAAAGAAACCAGACTTAAATCTGTCTAATCCATTTGCATCCTTAACTTGGATAGACTCAACAGATCTCTCCAGAAGAGATAGTGTAGTAACTTCTTCAAGGTTTGCTACTCTCTTCGCGATATTGTCAATATCGCGCATTGTATAACGCTTATTCTCCTTATGATAAACTCTAGATTCTGATACATCTCTAAGATATGCAGGAAGCAAGATTGTTGCAACCTCCATTGACCTTTCAGGTGGATTGGGTGCAATAGGAGCTCTTGCTGGTCTACCTCTTACCAGATTAAATTCATCAGTACCAGCTTCAATAACTAACTTATCAATTCTTGAGAGGTAGAATGAATAATCAAAAATACAGCTTCCATTAGGTGTCAGAATTCTATCTGGTTTTCCAGAAAAATCTCTTGCTGTATAGAAGAATGGAGAAACGGTAGCAGTGCTTGGATCAAATGTATCAACTCTCGGTCTAAAATCAAGAACATCATGAGCAAAGATTTGACTTGGACCAATTTGAGGGATATCGTCTTTATATCTCTCTTCATTATAACTGTTGACAGTAAATACATCACCAGTATCGGACGCTGGAACTTCAAATCTATTGAAGATGATCAGTAACTGCTTGGAAGGAGTATATCCCCCAGAGTTTTTGGTAATTCTAGAATAGTCATAATATTGATTTTCTTGACCCTTATCAAGAATATAGTTAGATGTGATATTTCTGTACTTACCAGGAGTAAGAGCTTGACATACAGCAGATGTGTTCGACTCTCTAAATGTCAGATTCTCTAGAACATTAAATCTGTCATTGTTCTTGTAAACAACACTGATTTGATTACTTCCAGAATCAATAGAAACTACAGTAGCAAGTGCCTTACTAGTTTCGCCAAAAATTAACTCACCGACAATAGCTGTGTTAAAGATATCGTCAGTAGATGTAAATGTAAGTTTATCTAAGATAGGAGCGTTGAGATCAAGAGATTCATATACTGCTACGATATTAGCAACATCAGGATAGTTAAGACAAATTTCTCTATCTTGAACTCTAATACCATACAAATTACTATGGTTCAAACCATCATTAACACTGGTTTGAATACCAACACCAGATCTAAGATTAGTTGATCTAGTGATAGCAGTTTGAGTGCATCTAATATAATCTTTTACCTTGTTCTTAATTACCTGCTTTTCAACTACAACATTTACTGTTACATTACTCTGACTAAACGCGAGACCTGTAATAGTAAGTTGAGTTCCATTGGTAATTGTGACTTGAGACGAATCAATAGTCGCAATAGTTCCGTTGCTGTAAACTACTTGATAATCTTCTTGATCAAACGGTACAAATACTACATCATCAAGATCTACAGAACTAATTGAGACAACCAATACACCAGTGGCACTGGTTGTTTCGTTCCTAACCTGAGCACTGAGGCGAAGTGTAGAATCTGTAAAGTCTACATTCTCAACGAGAGAATCGGGAATAGGAGCAATGAGAGAACTATTGACCAGAGAAACATCTTGCTGTCCTCTGAAAATTCTTCCAGTAAAGTTTTTAACACCGCCATCAAATAGATCAGAGACCGTTGTCATGGCACCGACTCTCATCGATGCACCATTTGCCTCAACATCACGAACAACATTTCTAGTAAGAACTGATGTATTGACACCAGCTCTTGTGTTAGGTGCCTCAAAGATAACAACATCACCAGGTTTGAAGGCTCTAAAGTCAACATTAGAACCTGAGGTTACCTTACCGTTAGATTGATCTACCTTAACTTCAGCGTCTCCAATAGAGGCAACTGGTCTCTTCGTCAGTTTCTTCTGGCAATCAAAATTACCAGGATCTTGATCAAAGCTATAGACATCGTTGATACCATAGCGAGTTGATCCCTCTACAGTTCTAGAGATATCTTCTCTACCATTAATTTTTACTTTTTCACCTGCAATAAAGGTGCCAGAGACCTGTGTGATATTAATCGTGCTGCTACCTGCACCTGCAGCTACAGCATAACCAGATGCACCACTCTCTACACCTTCAATGTAGGAAGAGAGAATCATTTCAGTGGCACTGACATTCTCATTGAGTTGTAGTTCAGTATATGTCTGGATATCATACAAATACAGATTCCAATCTGTACCGTCATTCTCATAAGCGGCATCTTTCAGACCAAAGTTATAGATTTTTGCATCACCAATCTTGGTCGCGGTGCCAGGTGCCAGATGGCTTACACCATTGTTAGGACCACTGTATAAATCAATTCTATTTGTAAGAGTGGCAACACCAACTACATCATTGACAACAAACTTGTTGCCCATTTCAAAGATGAATTGAGACCCAGTAACATCCTCAACATCTCTTGGTTTATCAAAATCAATGATGGTTGGACTTGGTTTATCTACATCATATCCATAGACATATGCTTTACCAGAACTAATCTTCAAACAAGCTAGATCTTCACCAGGTTCGTTACCATCGAATGTGGTTTGATCATCAAAATATACACCCTCATTACCCTCTCTATCATTCAAGCAATCAGCAATAGCACACTTGAAGGATTCTACAGTATAGTTTCCAGACTCATCATATGTTCTTTTTGCAAGATAATCTCTAATTCTATTGTATTCAGTATCTATCTTAAGATTAAAGGTTTCGCCATCTTTGACTCGTACAATTTCTACGAAATCAGTATCATCAAATTCACCAAGATCTTTGGTGAACAACTCTAACTCAATTTTAAATCTATCTGCACCAGGAGCTGCAAAGTTTGAGAAACCTTTTGCGTTATCGTAAAGAGTTTCATCTGCCTTAGCAGATACTGTAGACTCTACAACTCTAAGACCAATTCTTTTAGATGGATCGGGATTGTACTGATCTAAAATAATTGTTTGCTTATTTACTCTAACAAAGTGACCTCTGATAAAGTAGATACCATCATCAACCGAAGCTGCAGATCCAGTAAGACATGAATCAATACTAATTGTAGACGCAAAGGTAGAACCAGCGTTGATTGTTGTATTTCCGTAAGTAACAGGTTCTTCAGCAATAAGAATTTCGGAATTATCAAAGAAAGAAAAATCGCCGCTGCTACTTGAATTGATATATTTTACATATAATGTGTCGTAATCCTTATCAGATTGCGCTGCTGTAATATAATTTACAACCTTAGCAGTAACTCCAGTGCTTTGACCTCTGATTCTAGTGCCAACAAAAGACTGGGCATAAACGCCGACATCAATACCAAGGTGCGTAGGATTAATTTGAACAGCAAAATATTGCGGGTCAAATGTAACACCACCAGGGACCACCATGGATCCCTCTTTGAACATATGCGTTCCAAAAGATTCTACTTGGTTCTGTAGAATCGACTGCAATGTCGATAATTCCCTAGCCTGAACAGGAAACCCAGGTTTGAACAGAACTCTGTGATACCCCTTTGTGGGATCAAAGTCGTCATAATATGGGCTGACATTTAAGTTAGTCTGTTGTGGCATCTTCTTAGAATTCTAAAACAATTTTAATGTCTTCTTTTTGACGCTCATTTCTAGAAATAGACGGTCTATTGTCTAGGTAAATAATTTCGCCAGTCCTCTTATTTAGTTCAGGACCAGCAAGACCATTGGTGTAAGACACACCTAGATCAACAACTTTACCAGATGGAGTAACAGTAGAGATGCCAGTAAATCCAGAATCAATGGTTACACTAAATGATCCAGAGGTAACTGCATCAGCACCTGCAGTGAAAGGAACAACCTTGGCATCGAGGTTAACACCAATATTGTCCGTTTGATCATACTTATCAGGATGCAAATAAAGATTTCTGTCAGAGAAATACTTAATTACTTTAGTAGAAGTGTCATATGATGCGACATACCCTCTTGCAGTTCCTACACCAGGTACATTTTGTGTAATTTCACTACCAATCGCAAGAGTCTGTGTAATATCTCCTGTAAATTTCAAAGCACTAGCAGCAGTAAACTCAGAGGTATTCAAAAGAGCGGTAGAACCAGCACCAGCTGATACTGGGTTTTTGACAAGACCTACCTGAGCAAATACTGTATCTGAAATAAAGTCATAACTGGAATTATCAAATCTAGTGTAGATTAGAACTTTATCTGTACCCAACTCTTTATAAAGATCATATCCATGACCTCTAGAAGGAGGAATGATTGGAGCCAGTCTTGCAAATTTAGTAGCAGTTCCGTTAATAGAAGACAGATCAACTCTACCAAAACTATATCCTTGACCACCCGCAGTTACTTTTGCGGAAATAATTTGTCCAGCTGTATTTGTCTGGACTCTGACTTTGCCGCCAGTGCCGTCTCCTAAGATATCGACTTCAATCGGAGATGCTAAGAATGCATAACCAGCACCTTGTTCATCAATAGAAACTACTTTAATTTGATTATTATTTACTGTTGAGTCTCCATTATCTCTAACAACCTTAATTTCATTTTCTGTGGATGTGCTCCATTGATTGGGCACAGCTACATATTCGGTTGAGTCAAATTTGACGATATCAGCGGGAGGAACAGTAAAGAGGTATTTCCATAGATAACCGTCACCACTCGTCCCAGCAGCGGATGGTTCCAAATCAGTAAATGTTGGTTCATCCAGTGATGCTCCCGCGATGGAGTTAATACCAGCTGCACCATTATCAATACAAATATAGACTCGGAAGTCTTTATTCATTACATAGTAGTTCGCAGAATATAATCTACTAGAGTTGGAAACCAGAGATCTATTGTTTGTATCATAGTCATGTCGGTACATATCATATGATGTACCTTTTGTCCACTGAGTTTTACGAACTAGTCTACGAACATCGCCAGGAAGAACTTTTCTTCCAAATAGCATAGTATCGTATACATGGTTACTGTAACTGATACTATCTACTGGAGATGGTGGTTGAATAGTCGTACTATTCCAAGTACTAGTTCTACCGTATCCTGCAATTGTAGGATTCGCTAGACTCAGAAATGTGTAGTAGGAATTATCGCCACTAATAACGGATTCAACAAAATTGTTGGCATTAATAATCCTAAATTGGTCGGTAATGATTGCAGCCATTATTAATAAGCAATAAGAATCCTGGTTTTTTTCTATTTATAACCGCTTCGGCAGGGCTCCAGTCTCCCGTAAACCAACGCCTCTACGCTGAACTATTGGATAGTTATCAAGATCATCAGTATAAGTGAATCCAGACACTCCAAACGATACTGGATTAGCCTCTCGACTGAATCCAGAGAATTTGCCCCAAGTCAGGTGACAGTAAGGAACTGCTGTGGATCCGATTCCAACAAAATCACTTACATCAGTATAAGATGCGATGTTCGCAGTAATGATTCCATTTCTACCACCATTCTTAAATGAGATAGCAGATGTTTGGTAAATGTTATCACCATAGAAAGTGCTGATTGAAACAATTCTGCTGTCATGATCAAAGATGCTAGTTACAGCAGCACCAAGCGTATTGATGCCCGTGCCATACAGCTTGAACGGCATGTCAGTCACAAATCCAGAAACATTGGCAGTATTGTTGACAAGATCAGCAATATCAAAGTCAATCTTCAATGCAAGGTCAGTACCAATACCAGGACAGGTAGAA